AAAAATGAAAAACGCAAGAATTAAATCCCTCGCTTTCCGCAAAAAAACCGTTTATTTGTTTATATTTAATCACTTACATGAAAAAATAAACAAAACGGGACAAAGACGAGACACTAACAAACTTCTATTTTTGCAAACAAAATAGGAGAAAAAAAAATGTCTAACATTATCAACTTTAAGCCGGCATATATATCAGACGGCAAGGAAACAATTGTTGTATACTACGCATTGGAACCTGTATCGGACAAACTCGTCCGTAAAAAAATCAAACTTAATCATATTAAAGACAGAAGCGATCGCCTGAAATATGCCCGAAAGCTCTGTGTAGAACTCAATAAGAAGTTACTCGGTGGATGGTCCCCATTTTCCCCTTATGGAACAGCACGCGATATGTCTTTGGAGAAAGCTATGGAATTATTCCAAGATGAAAAAGGTAAAGAGCTACGTTTAGATTCTATTCGGTGTTATAACTCTTACATCAAGTTGTTTCAACAATTTATTAAAGGAGTGAAGATACAATCCATTTCGCCAACTGATTTTAGTTGTGCACTGGCCAACAATTATATGTTAACTGTATCTGGCCAAGTATCAGCTAGAACCTATAATGGTTATCTACGCTTTCAAAAAACGTTTTTTAATTGGTTAATAGATAAGAACATTTGCCAAGTAAACCCATTTAAAAACATCAAACCAAAGCGTGTGGACGAAAAAATACGTACTACCATTCCTTCAGATGTACGTCATAAAATAGAGGACTATTTTAGATCCATTCATAAAGAGGAATTCATTGTGTTTATGAAAGCTACCTATCGTTGTTTTATTCGGCCGAAGGAGTTGTGCCAAATACGCATGGAAGATTATAATCCATCGAATGGAATATTGACAATACCAGCAAAAGTAGCCAAGAATCACAAGGCACGCAAAGTGGCTTTAACATCTGATTTAGCAGAATATTTTAATAAGCTAGAAGCACCTAATTTTTACTACATATTTTCAACTCAATGGAAACCAGGTAAGCGGTTAATGACAACACGTGAAAGCGGTAAAGAGTGGGCCAAGATGAGAATAGCACTTGGTTTGCCAATGTGCTATCAGTTTTATTCGCTTAAAGATAGTGGCATTACTGAAATGTTAGAAGCTGGCGTGCCGGCTAAATTCGTTAAAGAATTAGCCGATCATGCCAGCTTAACAACCACAGAGAAATACAACCAAGCAAGCCAGGCGGAATCTCGCAAACAATATAGTGAAGATCTATTGTTTTAGAGTGCTTCTTGTGGTTTGGCAATTTCTTCTAAAGGTTCGGCATCAAGTCCTAGTGTGATGCTTTCATACGTATTTTCTCCGTCTGTGAGGACATTGCCCTCGCTGGGGTATTGGCAACGAAAGCCTTGTGCATTAATTTCTATCATAGTGGTAAGTATTAAGCGGGTGAAATATTCCAATTTTTGGCAATTAGCGTGCTTTCGGCAGCGCTACCACGGATGGCTTCACGGATGCCGCTTGAAAAAGTAATCGTTTTAGCTGTCAAGCCTGCATTATCCTTGACACGTAGAGATATACCCGTGTATATATTTGTAACCATTTCAGCTTTTTGATTGGTGTCGGCCAAAACACTTGTAGGCGACCATTTTGATAGTTCAAGATGAATATTGGTATTATAACCGATAGTAATCTTAGCTAAACCTGGAGCATTACCACCAATACCATAGTTTCCGCTTAAATCTTGAACTAATGTGCCTAGTTCTATTTCAACACAATTTGTCACCCCGTGAACTCCAGCAACTCCAGTGATACGAGTAGCATTAGGAAGTTTAATTTTTTTAAATGAACTATTCTGAAAGGCACCAGATTCAATACTTATCTCCACTGACGCATCTTGTGGAAAATCAAGAACTTTAATATTTGTCCCAGCAAATGCTTGGAATTTAATGTTTCCAACAATTCTGCTATTAGCAGAAACATTTATATTTTCACATTTTAGAAATTGTGAAAATCCAGATATACCATTAATATCAATTGAGTATATACCAACTTCTATTAATTCATTAGCAGTCCCAACAGGTATTAGTGTTTGTGTTTTATGCGAAGCATTGAAGCACATTATAATAAACTTATAACTAGCATTTGTGTTGCCAAGTGTATAAGTACCATTAGCTGCAAAAATCGGCGTATCGGGTGCATCACTCTTAATGAGTTTGTCGCATGAATAAGGCAACGTGATAGATGTTGCCATTGTGTCAAGCATATACCCAATCATGTGCGGATAGGCGGGGTCGTACATACTCTGCATGGCAGCCAACACGTCCTGTGACTTGAACGCATCGGTTACGATAGGTGTAACTGATGTTGTTGGTATCGATTCAATGCATGCAGGCAATTGGTTCATTCCTTGATGAGCAGGCATGGTTGCTCCTTTCGCTTCCGCTGCCGTATAGCTCTCTTGTAATTTAGTAGCTATTACTTGAAGTTTATCTGAAGTTGCCATATTATTCCCCCGTAATTATAAGATCAAGAACTGTGTTAATGTCGCCAATAGCTTCGTCTACATAAGCGGTGGTAGCAAATGTTACGTTGATCCAATCGTACCATACTCCAGTACTTGTTTGACGTTTTCGCCAGCTATAACCATTTTTATTTTCAAGATATTGACTAACTATGCCAACAGAACTTTCAACACGAAGGGTGTATGATACGACAGATTTTCGACCAGATATATTTTGAATCCACAGCACCATATAAACACCTACTGTTGTTTGATCATCTAAATCACTCAACGAACGAATGGTGATTGTGGTAGACGATGCGTTAAGCGACGCGTAATCGCTGCCATTCCAGTAATACATATCGTCAGTCGATAGGTCGATATAGATTGTATTAGCTGCGCCAACAGCAGGGCGGTCGGCATACGTTGGCCATTCTACCACTTCTTGGAGTGATAGTGGTGGTTCTTCTGATTTATCAAATAAAGCAGATGCAAACTTACAACTCTTACCTGTTGAATCCACCCCATAAAAGATGGCACCTTCACGGGTGAGAGCTGCTGGTAATTGAGTTAATTTTTTTGGAGTCATGTTATAATTTTATGAAATTATTATTTTCAAATAGTAGTGGTTCGGCATCCTCAGTTTGTAAATATTCGCCAGCCGTAATGGTTCCTCGTGGGTTCACATAGTTATCATCATCGAGCAAGTCGATGGTAAGTGTTACGCCTTCAGGTGTCACTTGGCGAAGTGCGTTTTCATAATCACCACACTCCACTTTACAGCGACGACGTTCATTGTTTAGCGTGTAATAGACTTCGTCAGACACTAATAAATCACGAATAAATAACAGTTGATCGGTGGAACGATAACCGGTTGGCAACACCACTTTTTCGTGTAAAATTCCACGGTTATTTAAGTTTCTAAATGAACCGTTGATTGTGCGTGTATAGGTTTCGCCTTTTTCGATATCGGGCGTTTCGCGGCCTTCACCAGATAATAACAGGCGTTCAATAAATCCGTATGAGTTATAGAACTCAAGCACATGACTTTGTTCACTAATTGGATCTGGCAGTACATTAATTTGAACGATAGCAGCTCCGTCGACACAGACGTATAATGTTGATTCAACAGTTTCGCTTTCATCAATAAAGAATTCGCGAATTTTATTGTCGCCATTGATGAATTGCAAAATAGTACCATCTTCAGTAGTTAATGAATACAGATGGCCGAGTTGTGCAATAAATGGTAAATGCACGAACTCACTACGGTAATAGGTCAACACATCAGAATTGCTCCTGGTAGTGAATAAGAAGTTTGATAATACACTTAAAAATTTAGCAGCAAATTTAGCTGGAGTAAATACCGACTTGGCGAATCCACCAGAAAGGCCATAACCGGTGAATGTAAAGTCTAATTGAGCAATAGTGATTGTATATTCCACCATACCACCTTTTTTGAGATCCGATGTTTCATCGTTTTCAAAGCACCGAACGTAATCGGCTATATCAGTGGCATAGTTGTAGTATAAAAAATCAGTCCAAACGCCTTCAACTAAAATACGACTTGGTACAGCTACAGGATCCACCCGAAAACTAAAATCACGTAATACACGCTTAGTGGTTGGTGATGAGTATAATATAACACGAATAGAGATATTGACAGGTATATCCGTATCACCTTGATACGAATTACCTTGCATTTCTAACTGAATAGGGTTGCCAAAGAACATCCATTCAGTAGGTTGTTTAGTTATTACTATACTCATTTCTTAAATAAGTTGATAAATTTGAATATCCAACTAGTGATAGGGAGCCGTGCCAAAACAAATTGTAATAATGGAATGGCAGCAACGCCAAGAATTATACCAATAATGAGCCACCAGTACCAATCGGATTTTGGAGTTTCTTTTTGAATAGTAGTAGACTTGAATTTTGAGTTCAATTTATTAATGCTATCTAAAGAATGTTCGTATAATTCGGTAACCCTAGTTATTGTCAGTTGCTGATTTTCGATTGCTTTTGTTTGGGAATGTATTGTTTGCTGTGCCGAATTTAATTGTGTCTGTAATTCACGTTCACGAGTAGTTATATTAATGGATGCTACGTTGGTAAAATCGCCAGTATTTTGATTATAGGTTCCACCTGCAGGACCAAAAGTTATAACCGTATTATTCTCTTTGTCTTTTAGATTCTGGGAGTCGCTTATGGTATTGTTAGTTGTATTGTTACTTTGGCTCACGTCCTTTTGAGAGTTAATAGCCAACGCTGTTGAGTCGTTGGTTGTGGTTTCCGTTTTAGAAACAGCCGTACTATCATTAATGGCACTGTCTATTTTTTGCGTGAACTTGGTAGCTTTGCAGCCTACGAGCATAACCACAACAAATAAAATGGCAAAAAAGCGCATGAAGGAAATAAGACAACCTGGTCCAATTTCAGAGACAGTGATTTTTTTCATATAGTGAGTTTTAATAATTTACCGTTTTTACTTGCAGATGTTCAGCTTGTGAATACGGGCAAGGTTATTGACTACCAAGTAGCCGGTCAACTTTAAACCACTCTATCTAAGTGTGAGCAACACATGTCGTTGCGCTGGCAGGATTCGAACCTGCGACCTTCGAGTTATGAGCCCGACGAGCTACCACTGCTCCACAGCACTATTATTACTTTAAAACCTCTGAAATCCAATCGGCAATAGCTTCAGCTAGTTTTTTGCGTTTCATCAGGTATTTAGCCGAATCGAATGCGCTAGAGATAAAACATACCTCAAGCAATAAGTTACAACAATCAAAACCTGAAAGCATAGCAAGGCTACCATGTTGGCCAGCATCTTCAGGTTTAACACCGCGGAGCTTCACACCAATAGTATCTACTACCACCTGTAACAGTTCGGCAGATAGTTCACGTTCGTCCGCAGTCGCGTTTTTTGGTATTAGAACTTCAGCTCCGTTTGCAGAAGTCGAAGAAGAGGCATTGAAGTGAATATCAATGCAAATATCCTCTTTATCCAATTCGGTACGCAGCTCTGTTACAACGCTGTTTAGGTTGTCTGTGTCGCAGTCAACAATAGGCACAATGTTGTACTTGGTACACAGGTACCATTCTATTTTATTGCGTAACCAAATGGTTTCGGCGCCTTCGTCGATGGTTTTGCCAGCGGCGCCAGTTCCACGCCCACGGTGACCGCTAATTATTGCTATCTTTTTAGACATCCTTTTTTTCCTCCTCAATTACGATTTCTGAAATATCAGCTCCAAACATCTCTTTTAATTTAAACGCTATAAGATTATAAAGCATCCTAATCCACTTAACTTTAGGATATACTTTTGATAAATTCCGTAATCCATTTCTAAGATAATAGTATAAGGCAATCCATGTTAAATATTGAACAACCACGGCACTACTATTTTCATAATTCATTAAATCAAATAAGCCTTTAAGAATATAGGTTACGGTAAATATTAAGGCTAACTCCATCAGGCTATCTTTAAACTTATTACCGCTAAACTTTTCAAAAGCTAATACTGGTGGAAAAATGCGTTTTATTTTTACTTTCACTTCATCGGCTCTGAAGCCTGCTAAAATGTTAAATACAAAGCCAATAAACAAGGCAATTAAGTAGGTATATGTAGAATCAAAGAACGCGGCTATACCGGTAGACGCTGCTACTAAAGTTGCTTGAAATATATCCCAAAAAGCTCCGACCACATTTTGTGGTATTTTACACCATTTTTCCATTAGAATTGAGTTTTATTTTTGAACAAAAATACAGACGTAAAGTTTAGTTTTAAAGGACATTATATTGTGTAAAATTGAGACTCAATCAGCTCTATATTTTCGTCTGTTATTTCATATCTCAATTTGATTGGAATACATTTTCGAGCATTAATAAGTACTACTTGGTCGTAGTTTAACTGAATGATTTCATCTTTTGGTAGCGAGAGTGGGGCAGCTATTGGTATCATTCCTTTACGCAACGCAGCATCGTAGTTTTTAAAGAAGGTATTAAACAAGCCCAAATCGCCAGCGTACATTAAATTAAACCCATCTTCTTCGTCAAGGCTACCATTATTTAAGTAGGTATGCGATGAACCATACACACGTCTTTGGAGTTCAGTAGAGCCAATCATTCGGCCATGTTCAAATGCTAACATTAATTTACATTCGGCATCTGAACTTATATTTACTGAATCCTGAATCACATTCATAACCATGTTACGAAATTCACCAATAACAGGAAATACAGCCACAGACGATTCGTTATCAGCCGTGTTATCGCCCATGTAGTAATCTTGATGTTTGGCTGGAAGTTCTGAAGATGCTAGCGAATTATCTTTAATATCGAACTGATCGTACTTGATTCTATCATAACCGGCAGTGGTTCTGATAGCAAAAAACAACTTTTGCTTGTGAAAAAAGACAGAATTAACAGCTAAAGCAGCTATTTCATTTTCAGAGACATATTGAATATTAGGATATTTATCTATAAAGTCATCCCAATTAGTGATAGCTATATCACTATCGGCCGTTAAATGCTCACAAGCTATTGATAAAGATTTACTTTCTACGTAATTAAACGTTGGCGAACTTGACAAAAACGGGGTTAAATCTTTAGTAGCTGGCTGTTTTAATAGTTGATCGAAAAATACAACTTTCAATTTATTGGATGATGTACTTATAAAAGCAGCACCAAATAAAGGGAATAATGATTTCAGAAAATCGGAAGCGTCCATATCTGGCACTAGATTTCGAAGATAAATAGTACCATTGGCCATAATAGAATCAGCCGTATTATTAAGGATTACTATTTTCTTGAAATTTGGTAAGTCAAAAAATGGATTAGATTCCAATTCATAGCCAGCATAAGCACATACCTGTTTAATAACATACCACAATTTGAGGAATGGCGTAATAAAAAAACCTTCTGGAAATACAATTTGTTTATCGTCGATAGTAAATTGATGAGGGAACCTCATTAATAATCGATAATATTCATTCCCTCGTGGATCCGTTAAAAAAGTAGTTACATCTTGCTGATTGAGTATTATCCCTTGAGTTGTTTTAACTGGGAACACACTGAAAATATCATCAGGATAATCACCACGCATAACGTGTTCTAATTGAGCCACCCAATTAAGGCGCTGCATTTCTATATCTGGCTCAGAAGCATAATCGTCACGTTTTTCATTATAAAAGATGGTAGACAATGTTTTACTCTTGATGGTATTATAAACACCTGAATCGTCAAATAAAATGGTACACTGAATGCCTGATGACAAATTAGAATTAATTGTTACTAATAAACCACTTTTTTGAAATGAACCAGCACGAACAATAACCTCTAGCTTTGCAGCTTTAAAATCCGCCTGATCTACACGATGTGGCATATTAAGTAGACGTAAGTTTTTAATGGAAGGTGGCAGCGTTAATGGCAACACAAATGAGCCATCTTCAGATAAAAATGGAGACGATGTTTCTACGCTTATTTTTTTATTGTCTTTTGGCAGATCTAATTCGTCACCACCTTGACGTGTAATTATGCTAATCATATTAGTTTCCTCGTTTGGCTAAAGTTTTCAAATTACTCATAACATCATCGGCTTTCGAAAATTCGTCGTAATTAACTTTTAACGGTGTATTTTTCATCTTTTCTACTTGATCAGCAAGATTCAAAACAACGCCAAGTAATTGACCAGTTACTTCATCTGTACCATTTTTACCCGTGTATCCACCATCGGAATAACCTGGTGTGTTAGATGGGATCATCCGCTTTCTTTTTTGGCGCTCATGTTCTATGGCCGACACTAGCGGAATGACTCTAGGGTTTGCCATCTCTTCTTGAGCTACCACATATTCACCTTTATGGATAGGTTGACCATCTGAAGCCATCCCTGCAACTTCATATTTTCCGCCATCGCCAGTGTATCCACCATCGGCATAGCCTTCTTTAAGTGAAAAACTAGTACTGCTACTTCTAGAATCAGAACTAGAGCCACCAGAACTATCGAGCGTGGTATTGAGAATAGCATCACGCTGTTTAAGAATAGCAGCTTCTTGAATACCTGCAGTTGCTAATAATGCAGCTGTAAGAACGCCAGCTGCAATAGGACCAGCAATAGGACCTAACGACATAGCACTTGCCCAGGCGCTAGCAATACCCGTAGCTGTACCAATCCATAATTGAGCTGATTGGATGCCGGCATTAGCAGCAGCTTGTTTCTTTTTGAGGTCAAGTTCTTTCTGTGCATACTCTTTTTCGACCGCTTCGCGCTGACTGGCACTGTTACCGGCTATGGTCAATTGCTTTTGTTTTTCAGACTCAAGCGAAGCTGTTTCTTCTTCAAAAATTAATGAGGTATATTCTGATACAGCTTGGCCAACTCCACCCAAAATACTACCAATAGCTCCCACATAATCAGTCCATGAAGCATTGTCTTTTTCACGTAGCTTAGCAATTTCAGAGAAGGCATTACCAAATGCAGCTGTTAACGCGCCGGCAGGGCCATCGAATTTTAGATCGTTAAAATATTCTGCCAGTTCCGTCAATTGTCCTTTAGTTCCATCAGTTTGAGTGAGAACAGCATCAGAAACTTCTTGTGAGTAACCCTTAATTTTTTCGGTTGATTCAGCGATAGCTTCTTCAGCACCTGCCACACCTTGCTCATGTAGTGTGCGAAGCGATTGTAAGTTGAGTTGTTCAACACCAAGACGCAATTTGGCGTATTTTGTATCGAGGGCTAATATCTCATTATTATAAGTAGTTTTGGATATCTTGCCATCGGCAAAATCTCTATCCAATTGTTTCTTTTCTAGTTTTTTATTACCCTCAAGAACCTTAAATTGTTCAGCATTTGCTTTTTTAAGGTTGTCGATAATTTTCTTTTCAGCCGTTTTTCGATCTTCAATTCCTAATGCTAGCAGTTGGCGCTCAAGTTCAGCCGTTGATAACCCATATTTACGAGTAAGAGCTATTTTATCTTCTAAACTTTTACGTTGAATTTCTTTGCTATTTGCCTCATATTCAGTCAATGATTGTGTTTTATTCACGTACATTTCATCTTCCAGCAATAAATCATCCTTAACCCGCTGATCAATGGCTGCCAATTCGGCATCCATTTCGGCTTTTTGATTGGTCAATTGGTTATTGCTTATTTCGAGTTGTATGTCGGTCAAGTCCTTACCATATTTTTTGTAGAGTTGTAATCTCTTATCAAGTTCATCCGTTTGAGCCTGGCGTGTACGTGCTGCCTGTTCTGCTTCTGTTATACGGCCAAGCATATACAGCTTATTGATGGCGATAAGTTCTTTTTTGGTGTGACGTTCAATAACTCCTAATCGATTATTGAATGCTTCCTCAGCAGCTTCTTTTTGTATTATCGCTGCTTGTTTAGCATCACGTCTACTTCCGTCAAAGTATTCACGTTGTGTATCGGACATGTCATTAAAGAATGAGCGGAATTTTTCCTTTTGCTCATCACTTCCATCATCAAGCGTACTAGTTATATCGTTTACCAAATTAGCTAATTTAAGACGCTGTTCTATGGTGAGTTCGGTTCCTTCTTGAACCATTTTCATGTATTTTTCAACTTCGGCAAATTGTTGACCACTACTCCGTTTCATGGCATCGGTAAGATTTCGATTATTATCCTTCCAATTTTTATATAATCCACTAATATTTGATAATGACATTTGGTAGTTTTGCCTTTCAAGTGCCATCAACTCATTACTAGCAGCCATGCGCTCTTTGAGTGATTTAGTAGTGTCTTGGCTTATTTGGCGCAGTTCCGATATACGTGCTTGGTTTATTTTGGTAACGTCATTGTTACGAGCTATAGCATCATTAAGCGCATCTTCAGCTATAGCAGCTTCGTAGGCAGCTTTAGTATTAGCTACTGTATTTTCCGCTAAATCGCTCATGTTATTGATATTCTGTTTTAGACCCTCAAAATCGAGTGTGATTAAATTCCATAAAGCAGCCACAGTTTCTGTTACAACACGTTTAACTGAATCAAATACAACAGATATTCCTGCCATAACACCATTTAATTTTGTAGTAGCTTCATCGCTACCAGCTATGGCTGTTTTAAGTAAGTAGAAGGCTGCTACTATAGCCATAAGAACAAGTCCTACAGGGTTTAATATTAGCAGCTTAAATGCGGCACCCATTCCTTTGATGCCATTTATTACTCCACCAATAGGACCAGGTATAGATGATAGTGCACTACTTAATCCACCAGAGTAATTTTTAAGATCACCCATGCGCCCTTGAACTTGAGATAACTCTTTACTTAATTTCTTATAATCATCAGGATTTGATGATTGAGAAGTAACTTCCAACTGTGAACTTAATTCCTTGGCTCGTTGAGTCAATTGGCGCATAGTCATATCTTCTATTTTCATGCCTTTTTCAAGTTCACCAACTGATTTACGATTGGCATTGATAGTAGACGTGTTCGATGCTATTTCAGTTTTAAATTCTGCGATATTTTGCGCACTAGCATCGTAGGCATCTGCCAATTTCTTATATTCAACAGATGATGATTTACCCTCTTTTTCGAGCGTAGTCATCTCTTTAGCCATACCGCTCATCTCTTTTTCTGTGGCTTTAATCGATTTTTCGAGTGAACGATTTGTTTTTTCAAGTTGGTTAGTGGACGACATGATGGTATTAATTTCACCTTGTACGCCACCAGCATCTAGTACCAGTGTCCACTTTATCTGATCATCTGTTAATTTGCCCATATACTGAATGATTATTTTGAATTATCGTTGAAAGCGCGCTTGAGTTCTTCGCCAAGTGAATCGGCAATGGAATCGCCTACATTGTATTTGATATCACGTAAGGCATTATTGTACAAGATTCCCCATACCTGGCGATTGTATATTTGGCGATTGCCTATTTTCTTCATGTCTAAAAAGCGCATGTGCAGCACAATGTTAGATGTGACATTAAAAAGAGCGCCATTACCAGATATTGTATAGTCTGGATTATCTAAACTACGACGTAAGGCGCCAGTTCTCCTGCCGATAAAAGATCCTTTACGTTTCTTTTGTTGGAGCTCTTTACCGCTTATGTAAATATTACGTTCAGCAATAAGTTGTTGAGCGCTATAAATGTTACGAATATCTCTATCGAGCACATTCATAATGTAGTCACGTTTAATAATTGCATCGGTAATCATAATGCGAAGATATGCAACCAAATAATGCCACTAAAGGACACAAAAAAACCGACTTATTTTTAGTAAGTCGGTTTTACAAATTCTTTAATATAAATTAGGAACGATCGCTGGGGAAGTTCTTTTGTATGGAGTCGTCAAGGGCTTTGTTTTTTCGATATTCGGCTAAATTTTTATAGCCGTCTTTATTATCCCCTTTTACGGCTTGTTGAAACAAGGCAGTATCCAGTTCTGTTTCTCCAATAGCTTTACCTTCTTCGTATATCGAATAGATTTCACTATCTGGATTTTCCATTGATTCCATGATTTCGTCTAATTTAGAGGCACCCACTTTACTAGCGAGTACCATGAGCATACGTTCTTTAGAAATACCAAGTCGGCCACACTCACGTATAGCATCCTGCCATTCCATATCTAGTAAGTTTACTTCTGCCATATTATTCAATTTTTAGAAGGTTAATACTTAAAACTTCAGATCCAAAATAAAAAGAGTAATTTGTCTCATTTTCGTTTAGTTCTGCGCTCCCTTTAATTTCGCCATCAGGGATGCTGTTAGCAAGTCTACGAAGTAGTTGCTTCACCTTGGCTGGTGTTGTTTGTCCAGATTTTGATTGTGTCATAATAAGAAATGTTTTTAGCGTTAGTACAGAGAAACGGCTGCACCAAATCCCGTTTCGCTAAAAACATTTCTCTTCGGATAGGTCCAAAAAAGAAAAAGGGAATGATGCAGCCGATATGTTAAGGCATAAAAAAGCCCAATATTTTAGGCAATCACATGGAGCCTATCACAGAATAAAAATGTTTTTAGCGTTGCAAAGGTGCAAGTTATTTTTAAAACTACCAAACATTTTGACAAAAAAAGAGCAAATCTTATTAAAATTTGCTCTTTTGATACTATTTGTTTTGTATAAACAGCTTAACCTTACCTAAATAGTGGTCTGATTCTTCATAAGATACTATTTCAAGTAAAATCTTAAATTCAGGAGTTTCATAAGTCTTACTGTTAAATACAATTCTATCAACCTCTTTATTCGGTAACATACCCGTAGCCTTATCAGCCAGTCCAAGAAGCATATTTACTTTGGATAAATCAACACCTTTCCACATGTAAAATAGATTTTGAGGCGATGCTGTATCTACTTTGGTGGGCGTGCCTAATTCTTTAGTAAATTCATCCACTATTTTTTCTTGAGGTTTTGTACTACAAGAAGCCAATAACGCCATCAATAAGATGGAAATAACAACTAATTTTTTCATACCAATGTGATTTAAAGGTTTATAATCGACAAAGATAATAAAATATCATAAAAAACACGCGACCTTCACAGGCAGCGTGTCCGAATTAACCATAAAAATAACAACAAAAGGATTATGTAGTAAGAGCGGTAATGCGATTAATCATCTGTAATAAAGCATCGTGTCTGCTTGGGGTTAAGTGCAATAACAATTCAGACGTTATATGAAAATTGATAGTTGCTCCTTGCAATTCATCAACTGTAAGACCATCAAATATAGTCACTAGAGCTGCAATAATACCCGATACGGTACAAGCGTTACTCCAACCGTAAACACGTATTACGTTGCCTACTAAATGGCAATTAAAGTAGGTTTTCGACACGCATCCAAGTACTAAATTTTCAGGTATCATTAAATGAGCTGGCATTGGTGCCAGTTCTTCGCCAATAGAGATAAGATAATTAAACTTATCGTTCCAGGCATCAAATGTATTTAAGTCATCAACAAACTGTTGTTGACGTGTCTCTAAATTTGTCATATTACATATATGTTTTAGAAAGTTTTATATAAGCCGCATATCCCGATTTTCCGTAAAATTCTTTGGGATTAATCGGATTGATGTTTGCAGGGAATATCCATTTGCCACATGCCGAGCATTGAATATCTGTTTCCTTCTTAAGCTGTGTTAAGATTTCTATCAACATATTGTGGCAAAGATCATCTGATAATACACTATTAAGATTATCACTATTTTTCGAAGTGTAATCCTTGGCAATAACAATGGCTATATCTTGAATATATCCACCATCGGCAACGGGCGTAAAATCAGCCTCACCGTACTCTACAAACAACGTAATATTGTTGGAGTTTTTTACTCGATCACTCACTACGGATTCGTCAGTAGATACGAGGAACGTATCAATATCGGCATAGACTTTATCATTTGGCAAGTTCATGAGTTCGGTAAACAGTTCATTAGCTCCTGGCATGGAAGCCTGATCGGATGCAACAAAATTTTTACCAATAACTTCTTTGGGGACAAATTGAGCAAACGAACGGTATAGTTGCGCCAAAAAATCTTTATTATTCATGTTAGGTCAATTTATTAATGATTGAATAACTTAATCCGGTGCGTTTTGCTAATTCTTCTATCTTGGCTCCTTCAGCTATAGCTTTCGATAGATTATCTTTTAAGGACTTTATTTGTGCATCAAAAAACTCCATCAAATTCATATCCTGTGAATCGGAATAGCCCTCTTTTTTGAGGTACAATATCACTTCGGATAATCCTAGCGATATTTTATCTTCATCCTCTTTTTTAGATGATTGAAATAAAATACCATATGCAGGGTGATGTTGGAAGTAGTGTACAATGCTCGTAAACCAGAAGGTTATGCCGAACAACATTTCAGGTGCTAATTTGCACGCATCTTCATAACTTATGCTGTAGAGAATTTGTGCCATTTTACACATCAAATGTTGCCTAAAAGCTGGTTCTATATCACCATTTAATTCGGCCATACAATCGCGACAATCTGAAAATTGGCGAGCAGTTAAATTGGTATCAATGGTGAAATTCCTGACAAAATGTGGTGACTTGCTTGATATTTTTGGGAATGGATTGTCTTTAAAGTGATAATTTGGTATTATCGTCTTACCATCCAGCTCAAAGGCAAATGTAATTGATTCTGCCAGGCGTATTAAGTTGTGCTGTATGTTATCGCTATAAATGCGCTGATCTTCGAGATATGACAGATAACGTGATTTGCTACAAAAATAACGCATGCAAGACTTTTTGAGAGCTTCTAGCAAACGCTTTTTTGGGCGATAACCGGTAATCATTAACAGCATCTTAATCTGGTAATCAAACGGAGTTAGTGAGCCGCTAAACACATCGATAAGTAACCTAAACGCTTTCTTTTGCTGTTTAGGTCGTAAATCGCTCCAATCTTCTGGAAGGAGTAATTTAGATTTATGGTTTAAATCTATTGTTTTCATTTCATACTGCCATGTCTACGGTAGTAACGATACTGTTTACCAGTAAGTGGTCGTAGATTGTGTTTAGAACGGTAATCATTGATTAGATTCAATTCTTCATTTCCTTTTGTGTTCTTTTCCATAAAATTTGATTTTAAGAGTGGACAAATTTTTTATTTTCGCAATCAGTAACTTGTGATTGATAGGTTGCAGCCGAAACACCTTCTGGGCGTTGAGTCATAGTTGCTCGTTCAACATCTACAGAGTTCCAATATGAATTTGATTTTACCAAAAAGATATCGGCTACTTTTTCTCTTATCAATGAGTCAGCTGCCTGTGAATGGTTTTTACTCATCTCGCTGTTTATTTCCAAGCGAATAGGTTCTGGTAGGCAGTGATAAGCTAATCGTTGGCACGATCTACCCATTACCTCATAACAAAATGCGCGTTTCATTTTGTCACTTATAGTCGCATCAGCCTTTTGGCGCGATAAAATACATTCGGAATACACTTCACGGATAATCCATCCGGCATACATCATGAAAACTAATGCAGATACACCAACGTACTTTTCGAGATCTTGTATCTTGAGTGGCATAGAATCAATCTCTTTTTTGGCTGCGGAGTCCTTCCAATCCAAGAATTTAGCAGTATTTGAATTCAAAAGCTCTACTAATTCATTGAGCCAAAACCAAGCATCCGAAATAAGCTGACCGCGCAAATCATCCTGTAAGTACTTGTATATAGTAGTTGTATCATCAGTTTTTTTAACTGTGATTCCATCGTTGCCGATGTTAGCTATCAAATAGATGACATGGTGATAAATAGCAAAATGCAGCATGGCTCTTTGGAGATGATCTTTAGCAGAGCTATTTAATGAAACCACATCGGCTCCAGTAGCAGCTGTACCCTCGCAAATTTTGTCATAGACTTCAGCACCTAAGTATTTTCGCAACTCTGTAGCTACTTTGGATAGAGTAGATTCTAGGTTGGCATATTCGAGCGATAAATTATTTGCCGAAATTTTTGGCTTCATATCGCGCGCAAATGTTTGCGCTACAAATGGTAGTTTTATCATACCGGTGGTTTATTAATTAGACGATCGTCTGGTGATACTTCTTGTTGTTTAGCCGGTATCTCTATCTGGAAACCAAGTTTAATACCTTGCTCTTTGACGTATGGAAAATTCATCGCTATAGCACGATTAATTTCTTTGCACACAAAGTATTCAGGAAAAACCAACGTGTTGAGATAGATAATATAATTGTAGTAAACGTCACTTCCTGACTTACTAATAACACCATCATTCTCCACGTTGGTTATGCTTGAACTAATGCCTACACTAGCAAGAGTCACTTGGTCGGCACGTTTATCATAGCTGATAACTGATTCAAAGTACTCTTTAAATTTACCAGGGAACTCATCAAACTCCCAACCTTCATCACCAACTTTTGTAGTAGCATATAATTTTCCCTGATTCTTACCTTCACCAGATAGCATTGATGTTATCTTATCAAGCTCAAAACTGATAAGATCTTCCATCATAGCTTCAGAATATTCGTAAGGCTCACCTTGATCATTGAGTAATTTCACGTTACGATACGAAGCCTGTTTATTTTCAGATGATAAATTGTGCTGGCATATTTCCTGTAAGATAGTCTTTTGTGCCATGTACCAAGTCTGTGGTATTTTGACATGGACATGGGCATTTAGTGCATTCTTCAGGTAAGAATTCAAATAACGAGGCGTGAGGTTGCTAGCCTTAATCCAATCGTATAAACCCAAGAACCAATCGTTATAAGCATATACCCATTTCCCCGTTGATTTCTCGGAATTAAAAGCTATTGGTGAAGGGTGTGCTAGTGGAGCTGCAGGATCGAACCGATTAAACACTTCAAATTTACGTGAGGCTATATTCACCCAATCGCCAACGATCACAAATTTACAATCTTTTTGTTTAATGCGCTTATTTTGATAGTCTCCATTAGCAGCTAGTCGAGCTTCATCACTACCAACATACGAAAGAGCATATACACTGTCCAGCTTGCCAATTTTACGACCTTTTGTGAAGTGGTACTGTGTGCATGCCGTTTTAACGTGGTAATAGTCTGCAATGAGGTTTTTTAGGTACTCGCGGTAGTTTTGGAATCCGCGTTCTTCCCAGCTTTCGAGGAACGCTTCTATTTTTTTATCTACAATAGGAGTACGAACCAATTTGCCATTGATAATTTCTTCTTTAAGAAGGCAAGGCCCTTTTCCGTATAGAAAATCAATCCGTTTTTGGATTACACCTGGTAGTAATTTATTCTCAGAGATTAATGTCTGAACTTCTTGTGGATAAAGGTTGTGGCCATCACCCCACATTGGAACCCAATAGCCGGAAATGTTAAGGCATGCATTTTCGTTGGCATATCGAGAATAGATAGATTTATACTGGCTATTTCGAACATCTTCGCGTTCTTCCAAACCCTCTATTTCGAATGTGGCAACGCCAACATTGCGCCTGGCAGAATAACCTCTACCAGAACCAACAAATACTGTTTTTGTATCATTTTTCATTACTCAAACCATTTAACTTTATACCACACATTATCAAATTTAACCTCTCTTATTAGATATCGCTTCCAGCATTGCTTTGGTTGATCTGTTTCGCAATCAGTAAAATATAAATAATGATCGGCGTTAACAGATAATCCTTCATTACGCATAGAAGACCGTAATCTACAATGTTCATATTTTCTCACAGACGAACCATCTTTACCTTGACGGGTGATGAAGATCAACCCGAAGCTGCTTTTTGGAACACTTTTAAGGGCACGCATCTTCTGTAGAGCTTCTAGGCCTGTAATTTCAGCTTGCATATACAAAAATAGATTCTATTCATTATCAACTAAAGGACACTAATTTTTAAAAGTAGCACCAGCAAATCCAAAACTACCGACATGATCACTCTCTGGTAATTGATTTTTAAACTCACCCCATAAAAGATACATCAGCGCGGTAGCTACTTGAGTAGAGTATAAGCGCTGGTCTTTATATTCTAGTTCTTTTTCGGATGATTTATCAAGAAGTATTTTACCTTCATGTCGTTTTATAGGTGAGTGGTAAATACTAGACACTGTGGCCTCACATTCGTTACCATCAATAGTTATATTCCATCTATTTGCCTCTTTATTACCAAATAAAATGCTTAATAGTCGGTAATGCTGTGCGTAATAGATAGTTGGAGCCCCTAACGACATTAAACGTACCTGCCAACCTCTTTTTTCTAGTTCTTTTTTGAGCAATATGGCATCGGTATCTGATTTATCGCCTACCAATGGGTAATAATCACGCCATTTAGGATCGTGTTGATTAGCGGCTCTATCGTAATGCAAGAAAATGGTTCTATTTTTTCGTGCAGTACCGAAAAATTGAGTTATTTGGTCGGCTAACTCCGGCTGTTGGTCTGGGTGAATCACACAGAAATCTTTTATCACCTTAAATGTCTTTTGAGCCATGTTTTTTTGCGCAAATACAGCCGAAGTAAATGGGCCAGGATCATAACCGACATATAAAGGTGCTTTTGAATCATAATGTTTGAGATCTTCAGCCTTAAAACTACCAACAAGGTCGGCGGATATGTTATCAATACGATCGTATCGGTAAGAATCCGAGAAAATATGCTCTTTTGAGAATTTACCGAAAAACAGCTCTTTTACTCTGTTTTTACGTATCGCAAAAATCGATGTATTGAGCGCATCTTCATCTTTTATGGATTTTATCTGGTTTTCGATATAATCGATACCTAAAATTTTGATATTCGAGAACGATGAGGCACGTAGATAATAGGTTTGCCCACGTTTCAACTCATTTACGCGTTCCGTCCATCGGTTGATGAATAACTCAGCCTTTTTAGCGCCATCAATATCTAAAGAGGCTTGGCATTTTATTAAATTTGCCTTTCTCACATCTATTTGGTACGATATTTCTTGGATGCACTCCATAAGTTCCACATCCATGTTTTGTTCGTATTTTGTCCACCAATCTTCATCTGTTTCAAAGTTAGGCGTACTGGATATACCCGTGATGCCCATAAAATAGGGTGAGTGTCCGAATTTGGAACGATCAGAGCGTAAAGCCGGTATAATTCGCTCCACAAATTTAGTTTCAGGAATGCGCAATAGCTCGTCAACAAATAAATGTGCAGCATTCTTACCCAACATTGATTCTGGGCGATCACAGCTCACAAATTGTATCACACAGCCGTTCACAAATGAGATGGTATGCTTCCAGTTATCAATGAATGTATAACAAGGTGAAAAATGGCGTGGTGGCTCTTTACCTATTTCGTAATAAAAACCACGCTCGTAATGTTCGAAGAAGTATTCCATTAAACCTGGTAGTATATTGTCAATAATTGACTTATACGTACTAGCTGCTAACACAAGGCATGCTCCTGGCATGGAATCCTGTACTCTATCAATGCGAGGAGCAAGTATATGCGTGGTTTTACCAGATCCACGCCCTAATTCAGCGAATAAGAATGTGGGGTCGGCCAGCTTAGTCAAAATCTGTACGATAGACAAGTAGCTTTGGGCGAATAGAGTATCATCAAACTTTCTAACTTTCATCAGTTTCTTCTCCTATTTCTTGAATGTTTAACTCGCGACCCAATTCAGCTTTTAAGCGTGTTTTATCGGAAGAACTGATATCTCTACTATCAATAATCTCTAAAGCACGTTTATAGCTAGCCAAAACGCCTTTTTCTTTAACTCCCATACGATCCAGCTCAAGATCTGGCGACACCAATTGTGTTCTGAACTTAGTTAGGTCTTTTGGTACTGCAGAATTAGAAGCTGCAATCCTATACTCGCGTGCTCTTTCGGTACATAATCGCGCCTCTTTTAAATCATGGGCCACTAAATTGACCTCACGCAGCTTCATCATTTCGTCGGCAAAGAATAAGTTCCATGACTCAGCAGTTACAGAACAATCAGAATTGAAATAATTAATAGCATCGTATATGCGAGACTTACACGTTGAAATGCTCAAATCAGGGTATGATCGTTGCAACTTCTTAGCGCACTCTGTGATACTCGAATATTTACGATTGAGATTGGCTGCCTCATTTATTTGTAAAATGTAATCAGCAAGCTGTTGTGGTATTCCAACCTTATCAGCATTATGTGATAACAAAAAGGCTTCGATTGTCTCTGTTGGGACTCTTTGTAATGCTTCAATCATAATCCGAAGTTTTGAAAGATTGTATCATCAATTTTATTGTGTTGTAACCTGTTTTTAAGGCTCTCATTGGCTTTAATATCATGTAGCTTGGTACTTGCATCAAATAACTCTTTATCTAGGTTATATTGCCCTGTACGTAATCCTTTATGATAGGCATTCCAAATAGGAGTATTTTCCGTCTCAAAATCAACTATAAATTGAGCTGTATTTTCAGGCGTAATCAGATCTATTATTTTATCCACCGAGTATCCTAGAATACCAAAACTGCGGACTTTTTCTAATAACAAATCATCATTCTCCATAGCAGGCTAAATCCTTCTTAGTGAGTAAAACTCCATTCTTTTTTATAATAATCTCACGACCCGTATTCCTGCAAAAGCGACAATATCTCCTAATCGTTAAATCGCAGTATGCAGGATCAAGGTCTGAACCATAGCAAATTCGTTCGGTTTGTTCAGATGATATAATACTAGAGCCGGAGCCAATAAACGTATCGATTACGATATCACCTATAAGACTGCAGTCCATCAAAGCATCTGCTATCATTTTTACTGGTTTTGGCGTTGGATGCTCTTTGGTAGTTACATCAGTCTTTTTATTTAACTGATTAGCGCCTGGATATGTCCACACGTTAGTTCTATATCTACCGGTCTGACCTAACATGAAGTTATTGATATGCTTTTCTCTACCGTTCTTATAGATAAAGACAAGCTCGTGTGCTGCTTCATACCCATGTTTAGATATGGTCTCAATGCGATCATCTAATTCTTTGGACTCAATATCATTCTCATACATGAACACCAGCTCATGTTTAGAGCGATAAAAGGTACCCATGCCAGCATTAGTCTTATTCCAGACTATCATGTTCTTAAAATCACTATATATCTTACCGGCAGTTGTTATTTCGTTTATATGCTTCCAATCCATACATATATAGTGGATAGAACCCTTTCGAGTGTATTGAATCAACACGGTGAAGCACTTACGCAGGAATAATACAAACTCATTCTCACTCATCTCACCGGCACCCATAACGAATGCTTTAGCCTCTTTCTTACCAAAGCCAGAGAAGGTACCCATTGAAAGATTATACGGTGGATCAGTGAATACAATATCAGCTAACTTACCAGCCATTAATCGTCCGATGGTATTCATAGATGTAGCATCACCACATATAAGCCTGTGAGGACCTATTTCATATAGATCATCTAACTTTGTTACAGGTATGTAGTCATCTTCAGGGATATCGCAAAACTCATCTTCTACTATTTCTCTTTGCGAATCTTTCTCTCTGGTAATAACTTCAGCCGATGGTAGGTCTACGTTATCAAATGAGGGGAGTGATAATATTTCCTTATATATGTCAGCAAAGTGTGCTTCTAACTTAGGGAGATCCCATTCACCAGCGTGTGTGTTAGCTAATAGGCAGTATCGTTTAACCTCATCTTCAGTCAACAATCGATTAGGAACACGCACATCAATAGTATCATTGCCACGCCCTAATTCAAATAAGGCTTCTAATCGTCTTTGTCCTGAAATCAACACACCATCAAGATTAAGCACAGGCGTATCCACTACATTAAAGTCCGATAGACTTTTACGCAGCTCTGCCTGCTTATCTTCATTACGTTTACGAGGATTATAGTCAAGAGGTATTAACTCCTTAACAATGCGTTGCTCTGTATGCCATATTAAATTTTCCATACCACGAAGGTAATCCGACGCAATAGGGTGTTAAAGGACATCCGTGTTCTAATGGCTATATTCTAGCTGTTTATCAACAATTAGCAAGAAGCATATGCATTTGGCGTTAGTTTGTTATAAAACAATCACTTATCATATAACCCTTTTTTAGTAAATTAGTGTAATGCAAATCTTAAACTCAGCGGTACGGGCTTTCGAGACACACACATTTTTATTTTTTTTAAAATAAATTGCAAAAACGCTAAAAATCAACGTATTAAACAAATTTAGATTGACAAAATGGCAAAATCGGTGCTTTAATGGGTATAATTATGAGAATTTTAGCCATAAAAAAGCCCTTATTTAACAATAAGGGCTTCGATAATTTGTTGTCGAATTTTGGAGCGCTCTAAATTTTCGAGCCACGCTTTTAGCTCATCGCTCGTTTTATATTTTTTACGCCGTATGTTACTTTCTATACGCCGTATATTTTGGTGTAGATTTGTTATCTCGTTTAAAAATGCAGTTGGTGATTTTTTTTGGAGCGCTTCTAAATCAGCAATTGTTTGCCTTTTAAAGTTCATAGAGGCTACAATTGGATGTTCGCCAACAAATACTTTATTATCGTTGTAGCTCTGTA